GAAGACCCGGGTGTCCTCGGCGCCATCCTCAGCGGCGTTGCGAAACGAGCCATGGTGGGAGTGAAGAAGTAATGGTCTCTCTGAACAAGCCGGTCCCTGGTGTGACTCAGGACTTCGGTATCGCGGCTCCAGGGCAGGATTGGGCTTCGCTGCTCAATGCTGCCCTGGATCAGCTGGCTGATGCGGCAAACGGCGTGCCGTCGACCATGGCAGATGTGGCGGCGGATACGGGGTCGGCGTTCTCGGCTCAACTCGCTGCCAGGTATGTGCAGTCCGTAGTCATGTCGGGCCCCGGGATCGACCCGACCGGCGCGACGGATTCGACGGCTGCTCTGCGCGCCAAGTTCGCAACGTCCGGCGCGAAGCACTTCCAGTTCCCGGCGGGCACGTACAAGATCGACATCCCCGAGGGGGAAACGCTCGCGACGTTCACGAACCGGTCAGGCGTCACGATCGATGCGTCTCGCGCATCCCTGGTGAACAACCGCTCATACCTGCTGGACACGTTCACGCCGATCTTCCTCATCGACGGCGGTCGCGACTTCTCCCTGACCCTGCAGTCATACGTCGGCTACACGCTGGCAGATCCAGCTACGAAGCTCGGATATCTTGGGGCGATCCTCGTGCGCGCCATCAACGGTGCGGACGGGATCCGTGTCGATGCAACTGCGACGAACCTCCGCTATGCGGTCCAGACGGGAGAGTATGGGGATGGATCGAAGGGGAATTGCAAGCACTTCGACGTGAAGCTCCGTGGTCAGATGATCGGCTACGGCTTCGCCGGATATCTAGCCTCGGCGGTGCGCGTCGACATGGACATCGACGGAGTGCACCGCGCGATCTACATGGGTGGCTGCGACGACGTGCGCGGGATCGTTCGCTGGAAGGATCAGTACGTCGCACCGATCGTGGCCCTGTGCACAGATGCGCTCGTGTCGGGAACTGACACGGCCGCCCAAGCGGACCCGATCGGAAGCCCGACCACGTCTCGCGGATGCAGCAATATCGACCTGACCATCATCGACAAGGGGTCTACGACCACGCTCACGGCCACGGTGTGTGCCGGGATCTCACCGTCCAGAGTCGATCCTGTCGCTCACCGCAAGATCAGGTTCAACGTGTTCACGGTCGGAACCGACACAGTCTCCACGACAGTGGGTGGATTTATCGTCGCCTCGACGGGAACCCCGTGGTCGCGATACCCGAACCAGTGGGAGCCGTGGGTGGTTCTTGAGGATATCGAGATCTCCGGCATCGTCGATCATTCAGCGCAAACCGCTGCGTCGAACTCGACCGGCGAGCTGTACATCTACACCCAAGACCCGACGAACACGTCTCACTTCGCGACAGTGCGGCGACTCCGCGTTTCTGACCTGACGGTCCTGAAGAGTCCCGCGTCGTCCCGGTCGGTGTATGTGGTGGCGCCCGGAGCAACTGATCCGATCACGATCCGAGGGGTTGACGCGACGGGATCCACCTTGGTCCCTATCGCGCCTGCCGCGGCTCCTTTCGTGATTGAACGTTCCCGGTTCGCGTCTATCGACAACTACTCGACGGCGACCGTCAAGGTCGGGCAGGCGTGCAAGATCGGGAAGATCAACGGTGGAGCTCCCGTTGCCGCGACAGAGGCCGCTATTGCGAGTGCCGGCGCCGTGATCACGCAGAAGGAAGTGACGCTGACGCTCACAGGAGCGTCAGTGTCGTGGACGAATGCAATCCCTCCCGGATCGCTGTTGCTCGGCGTGCAGGGAAAGATCAACACGGCGATCACCGGCCCGACCAGATGGCAACTCGGAATCTCGGGAGATGTCGCCCGTTTTGCGGACAGATCGGTGGTCACTGCCGGCTACGTATTCGGACCTTCCTCGCAGGCCGCGACGGAAGTCTCACCAAAGTGGTACTCGGTGAACACGACGATCACTCTGACCGCGTACACGACAGCATTCACGGGCGGCGAGATGCGGCTCGTGATGACCTACATCACGTTCCCGGATATCACCTAGCGCGCGAGGCCACGGGTTGTCGTGGCGTCGAGCCGTTCATGATCTGTCGAAGGTGTTGGTGCAGGGGGAACCGACGCCTTCGACATGATCATGAGGAGCACCCATGCTGCGGCGCTGCTCTCCCACGCTCCGGTGAGGTAGGCGGGCGCCGATGCGGCGATGAATGCGCCAACGATCGTCCGACGGTACTTCTGGTCGCTGGCCCGGTTGGCGGTCCAGAGCACAGTCCACAGCATGATCACAAAGAGAATGAGACCGATCATCCCCTGTGACGATCCGATCTCGAGCACGAAGTTGTGGGCGCTCACCTGTCCATCGGTGGCTACCCGGGTGGCGAACGGGCCAGCCCCGGTAAGCCAGAACTCGTTCCACAGAGGGCGCACCTGGTCCCAGATGGGGAGGCGCCCGGAGAAGTCTCCGGTTGCGCGCGAGCCGAAGTCGAGGACCTTCAGGGAGGTAACGCCGGATCCTGTTGCGATGACGGTCGCTGCCACGGTGACGCCGAGGACGAGGATCCAGATCGGCGGCTTCTTGGTCATTCGAGCGAGAATCAGCCAGGCAAGCAGGATCACGCCTGCGATGAGCGATCCGCGGGTGTCTGTGAAGATGAAGCCCGCAACGAGCGCGATTGCGGCGATGAATAGCGAGAACTTGACGCGCTTCGACTTGGTGAGGAGCCAGAGCAGCACGACGACCGCGAGTCCGCCGGCCATCGAGTAGCCGACGTAGTTCGCGTTCAGGTCGCCGAGAGTGAGTCGTGCGTTGGCGCTTTCGTCTGGAGTCGAGGACGGAATCAGGTTGTAGTGCTCGCCGATGATGCGGAGCGCCCCGATGAAGACGCCGATGAGAAAGCCTGTCGCTACGACCTGGAGCTGTCGCCTGGTGCGTATCGCATCGCGACCGAGGAGCATGAAGACCGCGAAGATCAGGGCTGTCTGAAACGCTGCACCCGCTTCGGGGTTGATCGCCCAGTGGGTCGTCAGGAACATCCAGATGGTGCTCGCGGCCACGGCCCAGAAGACGCCATCGATTCGTAGGCGCCCGGGGGATCCGAGGATCCAGACCGCAAGCGCGGCGTAGAGCCCGTATCGGACGAACGTTCCTGGGTCGACCGTCGATATGCCGGCGAAGACCGCGATCGCGATGATCCGCGGCCCCACCTTGTATATCCGTTCGACTGGCACTCGCACATGCTACCGGTCGCCAATCCTCACATGAAGCGCATCCTCCCGACCCCTCACGGTCCTCACTCTGGTGCGGCCCCGTTCCCGAAAGGACCCCGCTCATGGTGTTCGGTTCAAGCGGTGGAAAATTCGGCGGTGTGGTTGGGCCCGGCGGCCCCCCGACGGTCACGATCAACACGATCCCGATGTACGGCGTCAACCAACACGCTGACGACGTGATCCAAGTTGACGGCCAGTTCTTCCAGGACTGGTACTCCCTCTCCGAATCGAAGACGGACATCCGGGAACGGCCCGCGAAAGACGGCGCATTCGGCATCGACCGCGACTACCGCACCGCTCTCCCCCTCACGTTGAACGGCCGTGTCCGAGGCACCAGTTGGCCCACCCAGCTTGCCTCTCTCCGCGCCGGCCTCGGGAGAGGGCAGACCGTCACGGTCACCGTGACCGACCACCTTGGGATCTCGAACCGGAGCGTATCGATCCGCAGGTTCACGCCGGTCCCCAACCCAGGCGTGAACCTGCTCACGTTCGAAGTGATTATGGCGGCGTTGGACCCGTTCATGTACGGGACAACCCAGAGCGTCACTGTTGGCGTCCCCACGGCCGGAACAGGGCAGCCCTGGCCGCAAGTCTGGCCCGCCCCGTGGGGTACACCAGGAAACAGCGGCCGTGCCACAGCGGCGAACACCGGCAGCCAGCCTACCCCGATGACGCTCTCCGTCGCAGGTGGCCTGGATGCGGGTGTGGAGCTCGTCGAGATCAACACTGGATCGCGTCTGCTGCTGAACCGGCCCATCCCAGTCGGGTCGAACGCCGTGTTCGACGCATCGATCGGGCGCGTCTACCTCGACACCCCGACGAACGACATCTCCGGGTTCCTCACCCGCCGCGACTGGACCGGTTTCCAGATTCCCGGCAACGGCTCCTCGGTGGTGCAGTTCAACCCGCTCGGCGCACAGACCGGAACTCCCACGCTCACTGTCTCGTGGGCTCCCAGGAACTGAAAGGCACACCATGACCATGCGACCCTCGTGGCCTGGGCCCACCAACGGCACGTCGACCACGGACGCCCGGATCGACCTCGCCGGTCTGATCGAAGGCACGACGGCCGGTGTTGCCCGGGCGGGGCTGTTCCCGTCGAACCTCGGCGCGATCGTCACCGCCCGATCGGACATGAACGTCAACGTGGCCGCGTTCCAGGGCGCCGCTGTGCAGTTCGGCGGCCCGGTCCTCCTCGCGAACGACGGCACCATGCAACTGCCTTCGGTTCTGGTCTCTCCGGCGTCCGGGACGAACTACTACGTCGTGTACGCGAAGCAGAACGAGCAGACCGCACCGGGCACGGACGCGAACAACCTGACGGTGCTCGGCGCCGCGCTGTCGACGACGTCGTTCGCCCTGGCCCGGGCCGCGATGCCCACTGGGGCGCTCGAGCTCGCGACCGTTCAGGTTCCGGCTGGTGTTGCGGCGACGAACGCGGGCGGTGTGACGATCACCCAGACGGCCCAGTTCACGGTTGCCGAGGGTGGGACTCTGCCCGTCCGGAACAGCACCGAGCTCGCCGCATGGGCGCCCGCCGATGGTTCCATGGCCTGGCAGATCGACCAGTCGCTCATCCAGTTGCGTGTGAGTGGTGCGTGGACGGTCGCGGGCGGTCTGACCCCGATCTGTGTCATGCGCAGGACGAACGCGACACTCACGGCGCCGAGCAACGCGTACGGCAACCTCAGTGCGACCGCGGCGTGGACGTCGACCGGCGGTGCAGCCCGTGGCGTGACGTACAGCAACGGCATCACGATCACGCAGGCCGGCTGGTACGAGGTGTTCTGGACGCTCTGGTTGTCCGGCTCGAACCCGTCTGGACTCATCGGCGTCGCGGTGAACGCTTCCGGCACCCCCGGCGGCAACGTCCTCCATGCGTTCGGGCCCGTCGTCGCCGGATCGGCGCTCTCAGCCGGCACCGCACGCGGCAACGTCTACCTGAACGTCGGCGACGTGCTCACCCTCTGGGGTTACGGGAACGGCGCGACGATGACCATCGAGGCGCCCTCGACGACCGGTGTGGAGCCGCTGAACTGGGGCGCTCGCTGGGTCGCACCGTAACCGAAGGGACACCCGATGGTGCTTCGATGGTTCATCGCGGACCTGCTGACGGGCCGCGACATCGCCGACGTGCAGGTCATGACGTCGTCGACGTGGTCGCGGTCCATCAACAAGCCGGAGCGTCTCACCGTCGACCTCGACATGCGCGACCCCGCGACGGTAGCGCTTCGCCCCCGCCAGACGATGGCTCCCGGCCGCACCGTGCTCGCCTGCGCGGCCGGGGACACCATCATCGGCGCTGGCCCGATCTGGGCTCACACCTACGATCGGGATCAGAAGATCCTCACGCTCGATGCTCTGGGCATGTGGTCGTACTTCGATCACCGGTTCGTGCTCCCGATCGCTGCGGCGTCGATCGACACGACACAGTTCATCATCCCCGACCCCTCCGCGGCCGGGAAGACGAAACCGAACCCCGCCGTCGGCACCTACCTGACCGGCCTCGAGTACGGGACCATCGCCAAACGGTGGGTGCAGCAGGACCGCACCGGCACCCGTGAACGGAACTTCGAGGGCGCCGAGTTCAAGAACCTCGGCACGGTCCTCTCGCAGCTGTCCCAGATCGAGGGCGGCCCGGACATCCGGTTCACCCCTCAGTTCACTCCCGACATGCTCGGCGTCCAGTGGGTGTTGCAGACCGGCACGGACGCGAACCCGCTGCTCGCATCCGCGACGGTATTCGAATGGCCGATGGACGTCCCCCAATCGCCGGTGTCGGCCCTAAAGGTGACTGCGGACGCGACCCGTCTCGCATCTATCGGATGGGCGACGGCCGGCCGTTCAGCGGACACCGTCCTCGTTTCCCGGTCGACGGACACCACCCTCACGAACCTTGGCTACGCGGCGTTCGAGACCCTCGACTCGTCACATTCGAGCGTGTCAGAGCAAGCCACCCTCGACGGGTACACCGGCGAAGCGACAACGTTCGGACGATCCGT